TGTCGATATATTTACACGTAATGTAAAAAATAGTGCTATAATGGTGTGAAATTAGGCTGTTTTACTCCAACTTGCCATATTCTCACGTAACACCTCGTAAGATATAGTTTTGAAGTTGGGAAACTGCCACTGCGGATCGTAAAAGTTTCGATCAGTTACTCTAAAATATTTAGTATTAATGTTGGTTTTTACAATGTGTTCTGTTTGTCTTTGCCAGTTTCCATAATATGTTGCTGGATCAGTGCTTTTTCTATAGTTGTTACTGTCAGCGTACACATTATTCAACAATCCGTTATCTCCAGCAAAGTCAAAACCTAATATATACACTTCTTTTGCTTTGTGATCTGTTGCTAATTGTAATGCTGTAGGGCCTGAACTCCATCCTAGACTGGGTTTAAAATAATTAAATCCTTGAAAGTCCTTAAACTTTATATGCGGGTTAGTCCACACTTGATGTTGTAATTGATAACCTGTTTGATTAATTTCTATAATCATTTTAGGATCAACTGCAATCAAGTAGTCAGGTGAAAACTCCCTGTAAACTGCATTACAAGCATATATTTTACCGTGGGGTTGTAATTCTTTGTAAGTGATTTGCAAACGACTTTTGCCGTTGCCTAATACAAAACTTCGCATACGTTGTCTCCTAAAAGTGTTTATCTTTTAGGATTTATTATGCCGCTGGAGCTGGAGCAATGCCGTACATATCGTGAACAGATTTTAATTCTTCTTCCTGTTCAAGTATGTGTGCTTCACTGCTTTTACGTAGTTCGTTAATTTGCTTAAGAGTTAATCTAGTTTTTCTAGTGTCGCTGCGTTGTAACTCTTCAATATCTCGTGCAGCATCAAAGCGAAAGTCATTGCTGATGCGCTGTGTTTCAGGATCAAGATAAAATAATTCGCGTAATATCATATGTTTATTTATCAGGCAGCTGGCGGTGCAGCAGGTGCAGCCGCTGTTGCTCCAGCACCCATGTCAGCGCCTGGAGGAGCAGCACCATCTGGTGGTGCTATATCATCTGGAGCACTTGTGTCGCCTAATTCTAAGTCGCTGTCAATGCCAGCAGCACTTATCCCAACACTACGCAACTCACCACTTGCATCAGTACCAGTAATGCTAGCAGTACCTTTTTCTTCCTTCCAAAGACGTTCATTCTCTGCCATCTCTTCATCTGTAATTCCCAAGAATCGTTTCATAGCAAAGCGTTTACTAATGTAAGGCACTGCTTGAATTGTATTAAATGTATTAATTCGTTGTCCATCTACTTCTGCTTGTCTGTATGCTGCAAAGTTCTGCGGAGGTTGGAACTTGATTTCAAACAAACTTGAGTCAACATTTACACCGCGTTTGTATAGATAACGTTTAAATTCTTGGTCAAATACCCCAGTAATTAAACTTTGCAAACGCATACAGTAGTTGTTAAAGCGTAATTCTTGAATATATGCTGTACCTACACGACCGTCATTGTATTGTGCTTGTGAATCATCTGCACCAGTCGGCAAATAACTACTTGGAATGCGTAACGCACGGAATAACTTGTTGGTAAAATACTTTAAGTCGTCAATTTCGCCTAAGTTAGTGCCGCCAGGTAGCGTATCTACTTTACTTCCACGTCCGCCTTCTGTTTGTGGGAAGAAATAATCTTCATTAATTGACAATGGATTGTATGCCGAGTCAATGACGTTGGCTCCTCCGCCAGTTTGTGAAGGAATTCTACGTTGATGAATCTCATTCTTTACACGTTCCACAAAACTCATGGCCATGTGGCTTGGCATATTGCCCACATCAATGTAAAAAATACGTCTTTCTGGAGCACGTTGTATACGATAGATTAGAATAGCGTCTTCTAATAATTCTTTTTGTTTGTATACTTTGAATACTTGTTCTAATAAACTGTTACCAAATGGATAATTGTTGTCCAAGCCTTCTGACAAACTTAAATGAACCACGTGAGCAGCATCAACTGCTAGTTCATTTTCACCAATGCTGAATCTATCGCCAAACTGTTGCGGAAACGCACCAGTAGCACCTTTACCAATTGCACCACCGCCAGACCAATTAGTTCCGCGATTGTTTGTTTGCATACTGTTGGGTGTGATCTGTGTCATGACCAAATTTTGAAAGTTTGGTGCTAGGTCTTTGATAACATACTGTTCAGGCTTTTTGCCTTCGCTTTCGTTAACAATAATTTTTACAACTTTGCTGGGATCCACATAAAACCACTTTTGTGTTTCTGGATCACGTACAAAGAATGCATCACCATACTTAAATGTATTACGAATAATACGGAAAAAACGTGTGTCAAATATGTTTAACTTGCTCCATTGTTGCAAGTATTCTCTTAAAACACGGATTTCAGTACTAGTTGCCTTGCTTTTAAATGCAAGACTGAAACTTGTTGAGTTTTCTTTGTTCTTTTGTGTGCAAAACTCTGCTAGAATATCTAAAGCAGCGTTGATTTCTGGATCCATGTCCATCGTGTCGTATTGCATATAGCGTTCAACACGATTTGGACTACCAGTGTACACATCTGGCAAGTAACTTGAATAATTCGTACGTGCTGGTCCAGCTTTTGTCGCATTAGACAAAGGACTAATGTTACTTGAGTTACTATTAACTGGGACGGGAGTAAAGTACTTTTTCCAACTCATAATTATGTTTTATCATGAACGTTGCCGCTCATAGCCTTGGTTGCTCTAACTTGGTTAGCTACTAATCGATTTGTTTCCATCGCAGACTCACTTACCTTGCTCATAGTAGTATTTAAGCTAGATAATAATTTAGCCACGTCGTCTAGAGTAGCAACTTTTTGTCCTGTCGTTGTTGGCGGTGGTGTTGTGTCTGCTGGTTTTTCTTCAGGTGTGCCAGCTGCAACTCCTCGTTTAGCATCTTCATTTTGCTGATTGGTAGTCCGTCTATCTACTGCGGCTGGAACCGTTTGCGCTTGAGGTTTAGCTGTAATTTTTGGCATACCATCAGCACCAATAGATATTTGATCAAACGATGGCATTTTAAATCCGGCTCGATCAAATGCGGCACTTGGACTAACAGGCATTTTTGGTGCTGTTGGTGCTCCTGATGTTCCAGGTGTTTTACCCAATGCTCTGTCAAAATCAGCATTTAACTTGTCAATCGCACGAAGATTTCCTTGGGCTGCGAATTGTTGTGCGTATTCACGCTCGCCTGGTCTGTGTGCTTTACCGCCGTCATTGATATTTGGATCAAATCCACCTGGATATGTTGTCTTTCCAGTGCCACTGCCAGGCATTCCAGGCATTCCTGGTATTCCAGATGGTATTAAATTCTTCACCATGCCCATCATGTCTGCTGGGTTAGGCATTGCAGATGTATCAATTTTGATATTTTTTGCCATTGCAGACAAATCTAAGTTAGGCATTCCTTTCTGGCCTGGCATTGATTTAGTCATTTGTTGTACAGCGTCGGCTACACCCTGTTGTTGCATACCTGAAGCAATTTTCTTTAACTGCTCTTCAGTTATTACACCTTCTTTTCCGTGGAGCATGGCCAATGTGCCTTTACCAAAATCTTCTATTAAACTTCCAGTAGTTCCCAACGATCCTGTTGATTTGGGTTTAGCTTCTACTGCGGGCGATGTATTCATCTGGTAAACTTTGATAGCATCACCTACAAAATTGGCGGCAGAAACAGCCATAGAGGTTAATCCTCCCACTGCTCCTCCAGCCATCTTGTCAATGGCTTGCACAGCAGTATTACCGCCAATTGCTCCAAAGTTATATTCAGTGTCAGCTCGAGTACCTGCTGCTGCTTGACGGCCAGCAAGTCCTTCGGCAGTTGCTGCTTGTCTATATTGGGCAGTTGTTTGTGCAATAGTATCTCTTGCCCCAACACCTTGACTCGTGTTACCGTAAATATCCAAGCCAGCTTGATTTAATTGTCCGGTATTCAGTGGTTTGCCAATTACGTTTGCACCAGCTGCTCTGATGTCGTCTATTCTAGCTTTAGCACTAATTAACGCTGCTGTTGCACCATGTCGAGCTTGTTGTTCATCTTCAATTGCTTTCTTTTGCCCGCCTAAAACCTTTGTAACGTCACTCATTGCAGTGCCCATAGCTTGGGCAGTTTTTACTGCGCCGTGATATGCTGCATCGTTTGACTCGATATTCTTTTTCATTACTTCAGCTGCTGGACCTACGCCAGATGCTGTGATATTAAGTAATGCTTCGTTCTTCTGATTGGCCATATTACCAATTTTGGCAGTTTCCATAGATGCTTGACTAGCTTCTATGTTACCTTTACTCAATGCTTTGGCTGATTCTGCTGTACCACGTGCCGCATCACCAAGTAGGCCCATTTGCATGGCTGCTTCTTGACTGCGTACTGTGCCAGTAGCAAACATTTCTTTGAACACTTGTCCAGTGCCCATTGCTTCTGCTTGTGCTAGTTGTTTGGCAAATCCTTCTCGAGCAATTTTCTCAGCTTCAGCGCCTTGTTGTAAACCAATTAATCGCATCTTGGCTTCAATTTGACCGTCAGCTTTGGCTTTTTCTAAACTTGCTTCTTGTTCTTTACGTGTCTTACCAGTTTGTTTGGCAATCAAGTCCATTTCAGTTGCTAGTTCAGCAGCTGCCTGACTTGTTCTTATTTGTCCAGCTACACTGGTATCAGTTGTAGACTTTTGAAATCCAATCTGAGTTGCAAGGACTTCATTCAAGTCCTTGCTAGTATAACCCATTTGGCGTAGATTTTCAGTAAGTCCACTATCAAAGAATGTTTTACTGAACTCTGTAAAGGCCATTCCGCCTTTGGCCACATTGCCACCTAATCCAGCAAAGTCCTTTGCACTCTTGGATTGTACTGCGGCAAATTCTTCAAAGCTCATGCGACTGTTTGCAGCCGCAATACGCATTCCTACAATGTCATTGTTAAACGCATTACCAGTATTACTTAAATTTTGAAATACTTTTTCGCCGCCTTGAACCCAATCATATAAAGCGCCAAGTTGTTTGCCTAGTTTGTCGGCAGGCCCGCCAAGAGATGCTAATGGATCTTTGCCAGTCGATGGATTAGCTTGAGCATACTTTGCGTTAGCTGCTGCCATTTTTTCATAGTCAATTTCTGCTGCCATTATTTTTTCCTAGAAAACTGCGTATATAAATACTCATTATATTTATCGGAGTATCAAATGACAGCTAATAACCCTTTACAAAAGTATTTTAGACAACCTAAAATTTACATGGCACTGCCCAGCAAGGGACTGTTCTATCCACCAGGTTCACTTTTAGGAGATTATAATAATGTTCCAATCTTTGGAATGACTGGCATGGATGAGATCATAATGAAAACTCCCGATGCCCTGTTCAACGGAGAGGCAACTACCAAAGTTATTGAAAGTTGCTGTCCTTACATTCCTGATGCTACTGTAATTCCCAGTACAGATGTAGATGCACTGTTAGTGGGTATTAGGATTGCAACTTACGGTGGAGAAATGGAATTAACACATAATTGTCCAGCTTGTAAAGCTGAGAATGAATTTGTAGTTGACTTACAACGAATACTTGACTACTATAGTAGTGTTAATTTTGATGGTAAGATTCAAATTGATGATTTAACTATTACTATTAGACCGTTATCTTATGCAGAAGTTACAACGTTTAATATGGAAAACTTTAAATTACAAAAAATGCTGTATCAATTGAGTAAGGCAGAAGCTGCTGAAGATGAAGCTAAAACACAAGAAGTAAACGATTCTATATACAAACGTATTAGCGAAATGCAAGTAGAATTATTTTTAATCAGTATTGATAATATACAAGTTGGTGGTGAAACTGTCACTGAGGGTGATACTATTGCTGAATGGTTGCAAAACAGTGACCGTAAATTCTTCAAAGCAATCAAAGAAAAACTTGAGAGAAACAAGGAAATGTGGAATATGCCCAAGCAACATGTAACATGTTCTGCTTGTAGTCACGAAACTGACGTTGAAGTAACATTGGATCAAGCAAATTTTTTCGCCAGAAGCTAATTTATATCCCGGACTCTGAGCTAGAAGATTTTCTCAAGAGTCATGATAGATATGTCCATGATATAAAGGACGAAATTTATCGAATTAGCTGGTTTATGCGTGGCGGGGTTTCAGTAAGTGAAATGTTATATAGTCTTACTCGAGAAGATCGTTTGATTATGAACGAAATTATCAAAGAAAATATTGAATTGACCAAGAACAGCGGATTGCCGTTAATGTAATCACTTGCCGCCTCGGCCAGTACCTTTGAATGGGTCTACTCTTCCACCTGACGAATCAGCTGCTTTTTGTAATATACTAAATGGATCAGTTGGGTCTACTCCAGATAAATCTGTTTTTTCAACATCTTTAGGGACGTTGCCCGTTGCCACTTGTGTTACTGCTGTACCAACATTGACCAACCATGGAGCTAGTTCTGGTATCGTACCAATTCCAGTAATCATAACACCAAATGTATCAACTAACCATTTTTTGCCAGCTTCTGTACTAAACCCAACTAGTAAAGCTGTTTCAAGACCTTTTGAACCAACTTGTTTTACAATGGCAGCTAATTCAGCTGAACGGTTTCCAGGGAACTGTTTAATAATCCAAGGAACAGACGATGCAATTTTGCCTAACAGTAATTTATTTGCAGCCCACATGGTAACTTTAGGTGCAATAATCGCGGTAATAAATTTACCACGCAGTGTACGAAGTTGTTCTTCATAGTCTGGCGCACTCTTATCTAATTTGCCAGCTTGATAATTGTAATTGATAACTTCTTTGGCAATATCCAATGCATAAAATAATTTCATTGTTTGACTGCCGTAATGCTGGGCTGCTATTTCAGCGGCCCTTGCATACTGTGCTTTGGTAGCAACCGATGTCGCATTACCAGTTACTTTTTCCACTCCCCTAGCAACCCATGAAGTTGCGTCGTCAGCAGTGTCCTTAGCAACACTAGCAGCTTTAGGAACAGCAGATCTAGCACCCTTAAAGGCATTATAACCAGTCTTTAATGCTGATAAAAATCCAACTTCAGAAACAATTTGATAAACTTTCATAGTATTGTATTTATTATTCCAGTGGTATGTTCTTTGTGAGCTCACGCTCACAAGTGTTTTATGCTTCGCTTTGCTACGCATAAACACCTTTTCTTTAACTAAAGTATTTAATAGAATTAACTGCGAAGCAGTTTAAATATTATCTAGATTGTTTAGTCACACTTGGCCCTGGCGGGCCAAAGTTTTGAACATTATCTGAGTTGCATAGTTCACTTAGCGTTGTGGCGATTGCAGAGGCGGTCATCCTGTACCTCGAGCCACGTCTTTATATGACGGCGGTTTGTGTGGTATACGCTAACATACACACAAACGTAGGGAATACTATCCCTTCATTTAGCCTTGTAAATTTGTTTTAAACAGCAAAATCAGTTTATGGAAGGCATATCCGATCATCGTCCTGTTAAGGATAGTTGCTGAGTACTCTTGGCGGCTAGAGTTTTCCGTCCGGGCGTAATTAAACCCCTTGTCATGGGCACAGGATTTTAGCTAGTGCTTGCTTAATACCGCTTGTGAGCCTAAGATTTTAATATATGTGAGCCGTGTACACGCACAGAAATCTGTCCGTTATACCACTCGTCTGATTCTAACACTTTATTGAGGAATTGTTCTCTGGCCTCGATATAAGAGCATTG